AATCTAATTGCTGGCTGTAAGGCGTTATAGACATCATCCCTAGCGGTAGGCTTGGGGGCCCACTTAAACCTAGAAACTTGGTGCATTATCTTATCGCGCCACGCGGTAAAATACTTAGGTACACCCCCCGGGGATACAAGTTTAGCTAGTCCAAAAGCATCTAAGGGAGATTGTGAAGCGGGGGTTCCGGTTAGCATCCATAGCCTTGTAGATGGCATTAATATCCTACTTAGGGTTTTCCAACGCTTAGTTGTAGCAGTTTTATATGCATTAGCCTCATCTATCACTATGAGATCAAACCCTAACTTCTTAATATCCTCTTGTACAATGCCAACCCCATCATAGTTAATGATTACAAACTCATACTGTCCGTTAAGAATCTTCTTGCGTTTACTAGCTTCACCATAGGCTACGGCTACAGTTCTGTGCATAGCTGTCTTAAATATATCTGCTTGCCATGCGGAGTACATGATTGTTAGGGGGCATATAACTAATACTCTTTTAACTAACCCCATATTCATAAGGTAGTCAGCCGCCCAGATAACAGATGAAGTCTTACCTGTACCCGCCTCATTAAAGCAGAAAGCCCTATCTTGTAAGGATAAGAACGCGGCGGTTGTGACTTGGTGTTTGAATGGGGTGTATAGTCCGGGCCAGTTGTAGTCCCGTGTTATAGGGGAAGGTAGTTTTCCCCCACCAGTAAACGTCTTGTTCAGACGTTGCATTTCTTCAATGCCCCAATAAACTAATAGCTCAGTAGTATCGAAATCCTTTGAGAGAACTTCGCACTTTTCTATGTGGTCAACTATGTATTCGGCATGGGCATTTACTACACGCAATTTAATTGCGCAGTCTTCTACTATTTCCACAATGGCCTTTAACTATATGGTTCGTTGAGATTAACAGCCTCAACTGCCGTTCCAATTACTTGTTACTGATAGTTCCTTGCTCTATTCTTACTAGGGCTTTCTAGTTTATACCCATCTTTATTAGAGCCGCCTTTAGATAATGCTTTCTTATGGCTTACATCCATGCCAGTACGGTCAACACCTTTCTTGTCTAAGGCACGCCTAGCCTTTTGTCTTTCCATACGGTTTGGTAACTCTTTACGCTCTTTCTGCTGCTCGTATTCTTTCTTATAAGGTCTTGGCTTGTTAACGTAGGGCATTATATGCTCCTTCAGTAGTTACCTTCTTTGTTTATGGAACTCACATGTCTTTACTGGACACCACCCACATAGTGGAGTTGGGTTAGGCATCCAACTATCATTCTTATAGGACAAGTTTAGCCGTTCAAGATCACCTTTAAAATAATCCCATAAGATGTCTATATCTTTACGATTATACGCTTCTGGCATGAAGCTGTCATGCATCACAAACAACAGCCCCGCCTTAATCTTTTGAAGTTGGGGAAAATGAGCAAAGGCCATCAACGCCATTAACTTCAGTTGCTTTGGTTCTGGGTACTTATTACTGCCCGTCTTATAATCCACAATGAAAGCTGTATCACCGTCTATGATTATTAAGTCTACTATGCCCCGCACCCAGAAATCTTTATCCGTGAACTTACAAGGTTCTTTATTGGCATTGAGCGCCATACGGTGTTCTGGTAACTTCTCCCCCGGTATAGCTGCTAAGGAATCTAGTACCGGTTTGAAACGCTCATAGTTCTTTGCTAAGGGCTTACCTTCCGCTACATAGTCTTCACACGCCTTATGTACTTCATTACCATACAGCATCTGAGGTGTAGCGCTTTTCTGAAACCGTTTCAATACCTTTACTTCTTGGTACTGCTTAGGGCAGTTGATATAATCTTTTAAAGAGGAGAACGACCATGTATAACTCATCTTTACATACTACCCTATAAGTAAACTTAGTACAACTATTTTTTTAGTTTAACTATCTTGTATTTGTATGCGCCTGATCTACCTGATGTGTAGATACGTTTACTAGCTCGTAACCTTTGTAATGCTTTGCTCACAGTGTTAGCCCTAGTCTCACTAGCCCCTGATGGGAGTATGTTTATCTTAATGTCCTTACATACACAGTTAGGGTTGTTAGCTACAAACTTAAATACTTCTTCTTGGGCGCATGTGAAGTTCTTATAAACGGCGTTGTTTAATACATTAATACCGTTAACCTTTGCTAGTATTTCTTTAATACCCTTTAGGTTTCCTTCTCCAGATAGTCCAATATATTGCGCCCCTACTGGATATCTCATTACAGGTATAATTGTGCTCTTAATCATGTTTTACGGTGTTCCCAATCATCTCGGCAGCTGTTATCACACCACCTTGTACCTATAGTTGTTAAAGGCTCATCACAGTTAAGACAGTAGCCTGTAGGATCTACCTCTAAGGAGGGTCTATTAATCTTTCTCCTTATAATTTCCTCTCGATCCATACGCTCTTGTGTTCTATCTGCATCATCACTCATATTCTTAGTCCTTTTTACTCTCAAACGCTATAAGCAGTTCAAGATAGTGCTTTGCCTTCTTTAAATCCTCTATACCATTCTTTTTACGCCACCTACATACATATTTAATCACATTACCCTCTATATAGGGGATATTATTCATTTGGATAAATTCTACGGGTTGTACTGCCATCTCTTTATAGTGCCCCCCGCCTTCTTGTAGTTCTAGCGCACTCATTCTTCCCCCGCTGAAGCTATTTTATCGCCTAGCTTCATAAGTATAGAAGCTCCATCTTTTTGATTAAAACATATACTACTGATCTTTATTTGCATATTCCCGCTTTGGCATTTGCCCGTATATACGTTGTATATACTACCTGTTACTGCATCCATCCAGAACATTTCACCGTTACCTAGAACTGTGGGGGTAAATACTCTCCCGTCACATATCCATAACTGATGTGCTTCAAGCCAGTCTTTCTTTGGCTTTTTATAATGTGCAACAGTATTTGGGGCTACGGGGAACACATACTTACTAGCTACCGCATATATTCCTTCCATAGGATACTTAACTTTTGCTTTAACCTTAGTCATCCCATGCCCCACACTCGTAGATATTCACCCGTTCTGTCAGTTGTCCTACGATGATGGGGTCGTACTCAGGCACATACTTCTTAACCAGCGCTTTGAACTCATCAGAAAAATTATTTAACTTCTCCAACCTACGTTCCCCTGCCATTTGCTGAATCTCACGCTCGCTCATACTTGGTTCCCCCATAACATTACGGCAACTCCACCTAATACACTAGCAAATAATATCACTAGCCCTATAGCTATAATCACTGCTACCTTGTATAGATGCATCATCTTCTCCTTAGGTTGGGTGTATACGTCCTGCTGCTACTTCATCTAGTGCTTCTTTAATCCCTTGGTTATACCCAACATCGTATCCTCTACGTAGTAACTCCGATCTTTCTTGTGCTCGTTTGTGTCGCTCCTTCTTCATTGTTTTTTCTACTGTCTGCTCTTTCTTTAGGTAATGCTTGTTGGCATTGCAGTACAACGTAAACTCCCTATCTTCCATGTGGTATGACAACACGTTAAGCAGTGACGTATGTAGTACCCCCATCCCGGGTTCTTTACGGAAGGGCCAGTTAAGATCAATCGAATTACGTAGCGACTCAACTATTACCGTGTCATCTATCTCTACCTCAATCATTGCTTTCATTTTTCTTCATCTCCTTTTTATATTTAATCATAGCATCTGCTATCTTGTATGCCGTTATTGCACCTCTGTGACTTCTTTCTTCTTCACCTTCGCCCCACGTGTATCCGTACTTAACTACTAATGCCATCATTGCCATTGCTGCTAACTCATCTCTGCTATCACTCATGTCATCACCTTCCAAATAAAATCAATGTACGCTCTCAACTCATCCACTTCCTCCTGTGATCGGTGCTTTAACATCTGCTCAGTAACCATTCCGCTCTGATGGTCTGGGTGTGTCTCGCATCGCTCAGAGAAAGTCTTAATGTCTTCGTAGTTCATACGCCCCACCCCTCTCTCTTAGCCCTAGCAGCATCCCAACGGTCATCAATAGCTATACAAGAATCATGATAATCAGACCAAGCAGCGTCTATAGCACCAATATCATTCCTAGCAGCATCCAGCCTAACATCTCTAACGGCAGCGCATTGAATCCTACCCTCAGACCAAGCAGCTTCATCTGCTTTCTTTTGATCTTCTTCGTTCATACAATACGCTCTTGTAAATACATCTAAAAGTATTGGGTCGCTGTTTATTTGATCCGCTATCTCTTTGCACCAAGCACCAACTTCTTCCTTAGTCATTATTGTCATGTGTTCTCCTCAGCACCGTCTGATTCTTTACCCCGATAAAACTCTTCTGTTCTGTCTGTGATGCTGTCACTGCGTACCCATCTCGCCACAAACGTCAAGCCGCCAACATCTTCAGAAAGTATTATTACATCCCCCATGCCTTTTGCTCTGGCATAACCTTTTACGTCTGATAGGTCAATCATATCTAGCTTCTCCCTTATGCTGGTTGGCGGCTCCCCTTGCTCGTAGAGGTACATCTCCCATTCTTGGTTCATATCAACCCCCCATCCACTCAAGTATATGCACTACCCCTAGCACAGCTAACAATGCAATAACTGATCCACCTATAGTCATCACGTATATAACCGTTGTACTGTACTCACTGTTCTTACCCCAATTTCTACTCATAATTATTTCTCCGGTGTGTAATATATTCTTTTATCGCCTTTGAATCCGTATTCGTAGTACCACTTTATTATCGGCTCTTCTATAACTATATCTTTTGATTTATTAGCCCAAAACGGATAATGAGAATCTATTAAACTCCATAATGACACGCCTGTTCCTTGATCTATACTTTGTTTAAGCGCTTCTATGTCAGCCTTTGGGTCAAAATCATGTGTATATAAAGTCCTATACCCATACTCTCCCTCCATAAACTCTGCATAGCTTATGGAGTTATTAATCCATTTATGGTAATCATCACACCCTGCTTTAGAATGTCTCCAACTCATTTTTTTATCCATCCTTAAAGTTACCCCTTACGGGGGTAAGTCGGTTTGCGCCCAGCTTGGAGGCCACAAATGAATAAAGCTCAGGGCTGTCGCATACTGCGTGTGTTATTTGGCTACCAACCACCCCACCGCACGCTGGGGATTAAAACATTAGGCTAACTTCACCTGTTGTAATTCTCCTGTCTGACTAGGGTTATCCCCCATAACTTTCTTAATAGCTTCCTCTGCTGTATCAGCTAATACAAAATGCGTTATAGTCATATCACGTTTATTAGCATCAGATCGTGTGCTTCTTACTACGTATACAACCATCCAGTTCTTCATCTAGCACTTCCCATATGATGATCCTACCTTAGCTTCACATGCCACAGGTAAGCCTGTAGCCCATTCTGGAGGGGTAGACATGACCTTGACGATATATGCCATAGCCTCATCTACCTCATCCTCTGGCACTACGCATACTGCTGCATCATGCACTGTTAATACTACTTTATACTGCTTAATGATCTCTATCATTTGCTGCCCCACGATGATACGCGCAAGGGCTTGGACTACATTCTCAACTAACCCACCACCCCATAAGGATACTTCTCCTTTACGTGACTTATAACAATATCCACTCATAGGTGACGTTATATCTATCTGCAGATCGGCGTAGCGAATATATAATCCATTTGGCAGTTGTATGCCTTCTTTAGATACTTGCAAGCATTCATGCCGTCCGTACCAATAATTAGGTTTTTTATCTGCCCAATTACTTAGATCTTTTATCACTTTATTACCCGCTGCCCATAAGGCATTTATCTTGTCGTTATTCTCTCTATAGAGCTTAACTATGCGGTCACATTCAGTCAGGGATAGCTCTGCACCGGGGGGTTGAGTAGCTAGGGTATGTTTTAGTTTAGCCGCTCCTGTACCGTAGCCTAGCCCTAATACGCAGGTCTTTCCCACAAATCTTTCAATAGGATTGGCCTTTGTGATGGTCTTATCGTAGATATCTGAGGCGAACAAGGAGTATACATCTTCACCGTCGGCAAACTGCTTAACAACATTTTCCTGACCTGCAAGCCACGCAAGTACACGCGCTTCGATCTGAGATGAGTCACAGTTGATGATTGTATAACCATCAGGGGCAATAATTGCATTTTTAAGCGTCTTTTTCTTAACATCCCTACTGGGCAAGTTCTGGAAGTTAACCTTGTCTGAACCAGACCACCGCCCCGTATGTGCCCCATAGTATTTAAGCGGTATCGGGAGCCGGCCCTTGTTACGCTGCCCAACGCTAATGAATCTTTCAATTCTTGATTCCTCGATGGTAGATTTAGTACCTAGACGTACAGCGCATAGCTGCTGTATAAACGGATCTTCATGCGCTGTTAGTTCTATGAATCCTACATCATTCTTAGCAAGCGCGAAAGTTTCTTTGTTAGTTGTTTTACTTGTTTTCATCGGGGGGATGACATTAAAATCTGTTAGAACTTGCGCGAATTGCTTGTTGCTGGCTAATTTCTTTCGTACTTCTTCCTCTGTCTCGCAGCCTAGCTTTGCTTTTAGTGTACCTAGTAACTCTAATTTTTCAGATATTAGTTCTTCTAATCTATCCACCAGCATCGCATCATCTACTTCAAGTATTGGGTTAATAAACATGCGAAGGGTCATATCTATTAGGGTTAGCTCATCCTCTGGGAACACCCTAGACAATACAAGGTACAGCTTATACGTTAGATTTACGTCATTCTTACAGTATTCACCGTATTGTTTAAGATCTTCTTCACTGAAGTCTAATCTATGCTTACCCTTAGCTGCTATAACTTCCTCACCCTTTACACCTAGAGCATACTTGCTAGATAGTGATGCCAGTGACCCACCTACTTCTATGCCATGTATGCCACGTGCCATACATAGAGTGTCTAAATAAAAACGGGGGGCTATATTAAAAATCCAGCGAAGTATGGAGGCATCAAACATGGTGTTATGGCACAGCAAAGATGAGTGTTTCCAGTCATACTGCATCAGGAATTTTCTTATCTCCTCATGTGTACCGCTGAACCACTGCGGAGCTGCGTCATCAACGCTAACCCCAACCCCTATTACTTCAAACTCTTTATGGCGTATGTATTCCTCAGTTGTTAGCCGTCTAAAGCCAATCTTGTCGGTGTAATACGTCTCGAAATCTACAGTGATAATCAAAACTAAAAACCTTAAATAGTAGGAATGATAGAGACAAAAAGGGGGCACACACCGTAAAGCGTGTACCCCAAGGTACTACTTAACTACACACAGGTAATTTCATAATTAGCGATACACCCCAAGATGTAACCCTATTTAGTAAGGTATTCACGTAGCTCATCTATATTTAATTCATTAATAACTATAGCCTTACCACCAGCAATACGTATTTCATGTAAGTGTTTCTCTTGTAATGATGTTGTTGTACCTTTACCAGCCTTACACTCAATGCCGTAAAACCTACCCCGATTACAAACAACAAAGTCGGGTACACCTGATGATCCATACCCACCTGTAGACGGCATGGTGTAGTACGCCCCCATGTCCTTTAAGATACCTTTTACTAAAGCTTTTACTTTACCCTCAGGTGTTGCCATTAGTATTCTCCTCGTAAGCCAGCGTAGGTTTGTGTATCTATCATAATGCAATAGCTATTATCACCTAGCCCACTAGCCCAACCAATATCCAGAAGCGCTGGTAAGCTATGGTCATCTATTGATAGCAGCATAGTTAGTTTAATCTTTATCTCATCTGGTAAAGTTTCTGTGTTAAATGTCCTTGTTAGCCCCCCACCTTCATGATGTAAATATACCTTATAGATACCCCCAATCTTTAGTAGACTAATAGGTCTAAGTTCTGGTGAGGACTTTAGAAACACAAGTTCACCTATAGTATCATTCCCAAAGGGATCGCTATCCATGCTATGCTCCATTTATGTCCAAGCCTACCCCCGGGAGTATGATCGTTTGTAACCACACTAAGATTAGGCTCATAGCTTTCTCGTATAGGGATTCTGATAGTAGGAACATTAGGGTCTACAACCCATGCTGAATCTTTGTATACGCCTTCTGCTGTACTAAGCATAGCAAATATAGGTAATAGCTTTTCATAATCTTCATGCTGTGATAAAGAACTAAGCCGCTTAAAGGGGGCATTTATGGAAAAGGAGACATCTGAGATATATGTTACCTTACCAATTACGTAGCTAACTGATTCTTTATTCCCGGGTATGTAAGAAGCCCCTATAGCGCAGAACCCTTTAGAGAATATTTCTTTACCCGCTTCTATCTTATTGGCTGCTATGATATCAGCTTTATCGTAATTGTCAAGTATCTTTTTACATAAGGTCATGTCGAGTGTCGTTGCATATGTGTCTAAAGATAATTTATTTACAACTATATCAAGAAGTTTATGTAGGGTTACACCGTTTATATCATAGGTACTTTTACTGCTACTACCGAAAGAACGCTCTACAGTAGTACTCATTTGTTGAAAGGCTTTAGTGGCATCAACAAATACTATTTCTTTTTCGGGG